AGATCAAGTGTGCCGCCAAGCGTGATTGTGCCGCTTGTGGTGATTGGCCCACCAGTCAAAGTAAGGCCATTAACTGTGCCGCTTGTAGCAATGCTAGTAACAGTCCCTGTTGTGGGCGTAGACCAGGCTGGCAAACCAGAAGCCAAAGTCAACACTTGACCGTTAGAGCCAGCCGCTAGAAATGACGTTGAACCAGTAGCGGCTTGATAAGGCAAAGACCCAACGTTACCGCCAGCAATATTGGTTGCATTTGTTGCGTTTGTGGCATTTACTGCATTTGTAGCGTTTGTCGCGTTTGTAGCATTTGTCGCATTAGTTGCGTTTGTGGCCGTAGCCGCATTACCGCTAATTGAGCCGTTAATTAGATTAGTAACGGTCAAATCATTAGATGACAGCGTAGTAAACGCGCCAGTTGAAGGAACTAAATTACCTACAGGCGTATTGTTTAATGCCGTAATTGAGATTGAAACACCGCTAATGTTGCCGCCCGTAATCTGAGCGTTGCTGGTGTTCATTCGAGAAAAAGTACCAACCGCAGGCGTTGTGCCACCAATAACAGAACTATTGATAGTGCTGTTAGTGATGATTGCGTTTGTAATCGTGTCAGAACTCAAAGGCGGGGAAAAGAATTCTCCACCTGGACCAACCAATCCAACGCAAACGCCATCAACGTCAAAAATAGCTTGAACAGGAACTATGTTTGTTGTTACTGTTTCTGCTACGGCGTTAGTCATTTTTTTACCTTAGTAGGTCAATTACCAACCAACCCATGCTCAGGCTGGTTGGCAATTTTTTAGCTTTGGTCGCCAACGGGTGTGACGTACAAAATAGACGGGCCAGCGGCAGAACCAATAGCACGAACATAAAAAGGCGCAGCAGGCACAGCCAAGATAACTGGTCGTGTCATTAACGCTGGTAAGACGTAATCGCCTTCTGTTGAGCCTGCAACTGGAAACACGGCTGCACCAACGGCGGAGTCACCAAACTTGACCGCAACAGGCACAGAGCCTGTATTTAAGACAGAAGCAAAGTTAACTTGATCGTTGGTGTAGCCTGCTTTAATCAGCAGGGCAGTAGATGATGATGCTGTTACAGAAATAGCTTGTGTATTTCCTGCAACACGCAAAACAGATGTAGCAGCCATCTTTAGACCACGTTTGCAGGAATTGGGCTGTCTTCGCAAGACTTAACGCTAACCAACAACGGGGCTGCTGCTTGAGTCACAGAAGCGCCAGTAAGGTTAAGCAAACGCACAATGATTGCGTTATCAGCCAATGTATACGCGTTACCAATACCTACGCCAACAGTCATTGCGGCATCAACTTGGGCTTGGATTTTGTCCGTAGCTTTAACGCCAGCGCAAGCAATGGTGACTTCGGTTGTGGTGGTGGAAAAAGTGGTAGCTGGCAAAGTAAGTTGCACAATTGTGTGCGCCAACACGTTACCGCGAGAGATGGTGGTTTTTGACATGATTATTCCTTGAGAGAATGATTTGATTGTACGAGAAAAAAAGAAAAGGCCACCCCTTTTGAGAGTGGCCCATCCTTACTTCGTCCAGCTTACCAAGAAAGCAATGGAGAAGTTGCAGTCGAGCCAGTAGTTGTGCTAGGACGCTGCACAGACACCAAGTAAGTACCAGCGGCAGGAGTCACGTTACCTGCGGTTGGGTTTACAAAGCGAATGGTCAATTGGTCAGCAGCAGAAACGTAAGCGTCAAGAACGCCAACGCCAGCAGTCTGAGCGCCGTTAAAAGCAACAGAAACCATGTCGCCAACAACCAAGCCAATGCCAGTACTGGCAAAGTTTTGGGCTGCGGTGGTGATGGTTGCAACTGCTGCGGGAGTCAAGGAGAGAGAGAAAACGCCACCCTTAACAACGTTTGTCATTGGGGCAAACGATTCTTGGGTGATGGTGGTTGCTGGTCCTGGATTAGCCATGATAAATTCCTTAAAAGTTTTAAATAACGGGGGTTTTTACGCCCCCATCAGGTTTAGGCTGCAACGCGGCAAGCCAATTCAGGGTACAGAGGCGCCCAACCGTACAACACGTCCAAACGGGTTGGGATGCTGTCGTTGTTGATTGTGTACTGACGCACCACACGCATCGACAAGCCGATTTCTTTATCAGAAGCGCGGCCAGCAAAATGCACACCTTCAGGCAATTCCAGATCGGCTACTGCCAAAGTGAAAGCATTTTTGTGCATGATGATGTTTTGTGGAGACACAACACCAGTCTTGTTGAACTGAGTCACAGTAGCTGAACCAGAAGTCGTGGGGATAGACACGTTCTGGAACTGGCCAGCAGTAATCACAGCAGGAGACACAACCACAGAGCCAGACGAACCAGATGCGATTGCAACAGTAGTTTTCACCACAAAGTTACGCAGGCGGTTGGAGCCGTAGGCTTGACGGTTTTGTGGGTTAACAGCGTAAACGCCATCGATAGTGATAACGTCACCAGCGTTCAGGTTCAAAGTACCTGTGTTGGCGGCTGTCACGCTGATGGTGGAACTAGAAGCCCAACCGCTGGTCAAGAAACCAGAAGCTGTGGTGGTCGAAACAGAAGCGGTCACGGTGGTGGTGGAGTTATTACCAAACACTTGAGACACAACGTTTTGGTCCATTTTCCACTTCATACCAGCGCTGTCAGTACCCATCATGCCTTTTTCGTATTGGTCGCTGATCTTTTGAACAGGAGCAAACAAACCTTTCAAGCTGTCAACAATAGTGGCAGATGTGAAGGGTTCAACGATACATGAACGGCGACCGTCACGTGGTGCGCCTTCGCTGTCAAGGTAAGCGCCAGCAGTCAGATAAGTAATCAAACCTGTGGGTGGTGTACCAGCAGTACCAACGATGTTGGCAGTTTGCAGGGTAGCCATAGCCAAGCCGTCACGGTCAATCTTGTTGGCGATTGCTGCGATTGCGGGCTTCAACACACGGTCAGAGAACATATCCAAAGACAGAGCCAAATCTTGTGTAGTGAATTGGGTATCAACGTGGAACTGAGTTGACAGGGTAACAGGCACGCTAGTTTCGTTGAAGTCTTCAACGTTCAAAGCGGGGCCAGTTGTGCCGATGAAACGACCAGGGCGGCGAACGTTAACGGTTGCGCCGATTTTTGCGCCAGTAACGGCGAATTGGTCATCGTAATTACGGTCGACCTCTGCCGTAAATGTGAGTTCGTTTTCTAGCACCATAAGTGCTTCATTAGTGATCTTGCTAATGGTTAAGAGATTATTTGCCATTTTTTGCTTTCAAAAAGATTAGGTTTACCGAATTTTCCCCGCTTTGCGTAGCTCTTTCCACTGTGCTGCTGTACCAAAAAAGACCCCATTGGAATCTAATGGCACATCAGGCGTGTTCTTGCCGCCGCGAATCGGTTGAATCGGTGCTGGTGCTTTACTTCTAACAATAGGGGCTGGTTTCTCAGTTTCAGACTCTTTAGCCTCAAACCTTGCCTCCAACTTTCCAATTTCCCTCAACGCCTGTTTGGGCGACAAACCAGCAATTCTTTTAGCAATGTCATCGTTTTCAGCTAGGTGATAAAGGATTTGTGGGCCTACATCACTCTCCAGAATAGCATCACGAATATCGTCATTTACGACTACATCACTTGATGCAACGATTTCATCAAAATCGGGCAACGCTTGCTTGGCTGCTTCTACCTTACTTGTCCATTGGGTGATAACCTTCTGGCGTTGCTCGGCTTCTTTAGCTTGTGCTTCTTGTTGCTTCATTTCACCGATTCGCTTATCAGCCGTGTACTCTGCTAGAGCCTCGGCATATTCAAACGCATCGCTGAACTGACTGGGTTGCGGCTTTTCGTCAGTAGGATTAGCCTTTGGCTTACCCTGACTTTCTAAAGCTGCCAAACGCTGTTCTAGGGCTTGCCTTGCTTCACGTTCTGCCTGCGCTTCTTTACGCGCTTCTTCACGTTGCTTGGTAATCTCACTAAAACGGCGCTCAAGTTTTGGATTTTGCTTGCGCTCACCCTCTTGTTTTGCTTCGGCTTCTGCTTCTTCAGGTTCACTCCGTTGCTCAACCACTTCTGTCGGCTCCGATTGCTCGGCCTCAACTGATGGTGATTCGGCTAAACCTAATCTGTTTGCATAAAATTCCGCTGCGTTGTCGCTGGTCAAAACTTGACCTGCTTCTTTTTCAGACATTACGTGTCCCTACGAATTTACCCAGTTAACCTAACTGGTAAGGTTTGTGGAGTTTATACCACAGATTTATTGCCCCATCAAGGGATTTTGCTGATTATCAATGTCTGCCACGGCAAATTGTGCCGCTTTTAACTGGTCAGCATTGCGTCTTTCAATCTCACCAAGCAGGCGGTTTGTTTCCATGTTGTGCAACATAAGCTGAACAATCGCATCGATCTCAGTCTTGTTCTGGCTTGTGATTGAACGTGTGTTCTGATCGTTGACCTTAACTTCAGCCATTGTTTCGGTGTTATGAGCGCGGCTGGTGACTTCCATGAGCTTGCGCTTGGTGTCGCCGTCTTCTTTGAGTTGGGCAACAGATTGGCGATATTTCAGGTCTAGTTGCATTGCTTGCATCTGCTGTTGCATATCTTCCATCTGCTTCTTGGCCTGCGCCATTTGCATTTGCACTTGCGGTGGAATGTCAGACTTGTCGTCAATCTGAGCCAGCGGGTTAAGCGTAGCCAAGCGGTCTGCAATAACGTCTGCGCCAGGGAAGTCTTGGTTTCTGAAGTACAGGTCGCCAATTTTGTCCATCAATGCAGGGTCGCTTGCCAAGATAGGGCCAATGCTTGCCACGGCCTCTTGGCGCTTACTGTCGTAGCCTGGGCCTGTGTCCATCACCACATCGTATTGGCCAATGGTCAAGTCGTTTAGGACTCGGCCTGTAGCTTCGCGCTGGTTCATTGTCAGCAGTTCAGGCTTGCCATCGTCACCAATAATTCTCATCACGCGCTGCGTGTCGTAGATTTTAGGTATCAAATCCAAGCAAATTCTGCCAATGTGCGAGATAGAACGTG